CAGGCTTGGCTCGATCCAGGCCACGGGGGTCTTGCTGCCTCCGCTGGAGTCGTACAGGGTGACGCAGATGTTCTTGGCTCGCTTCATGGACGAGCCCGGCTTGAACGCCGCAGCGTTGAGCACGATGCTGGTGACCCGGACCGGGATCCGAGCCAGCGTCAGACGGAGCGTCTCGTCGTCGCCCGCTCCTTCGCCGGTCTGGTTGTCGCCCGTGTGCGTGGCCGCACCGGCGGCTGAACCCTCGTTGGCGAAGCAGTCCAGCTCGTCCCATCCGAGGTACTTGATCGGCTTGGGGCCGACGTTGAACGTTGCGACTCCGTCGAGGTCCGAGCCGACCTTGCGACTCAGCCAGCCGACGACCCCGCCGTGGCCACCGGTGGACTTGTCCCAGCCCAGGCCCATCTCCAGGACCTCGACGCCGGTCAGGTCGTTCCAGCCGTCCTCCGGAGTGATCGTCTGCAGCTGCGCATAGTCGACGTCCACGACCTGCGTGACGTACGAACCCTTGTCGAGGCTTGGCATCTGAATGCTTCTCCATCTCCGGGCCAAGACAGCCCGGAATCGGTAGGAGCCCGCGTAAGGGCTCCGGGGAGCGGGGTCGGCCCCTTTGACCGACCCCGATGTTCCGACGTGCGAGAGGCCCCGAGGAATCGGTTCCTGGGGCCTCTCGGGATGCGACGGACGTGCGCCGGTTAGAACGGCGGCTCGTCGCTCTCATCGGGCAGGACGATCTCGTCCTCCATGAGCTTGGCGAGCAGCTTCTTCTTACCAGCGGGACCCTTGAAAGGGTTGAGGTCCGAGTCCTCGTACTCGTACTGCTTGGCGAGCTTCTTCAGCTCCACGAGCGACAGCTTGGACGCGTCCTCGTACGGGACGCCTTCCTCGTCCTCCTCGTCGCTGTCGTTGTCCTCCTCGTCGCTGTCGTCGTCCTCGTCGGAGTCCGAGTCGTCCTCTTCCTCCTCGGCCTCGACGTCCTCCTCGTCGTCCTCGACCTCATCCTCGACGTCGTCCTCGGGCTCCGCTTCGTCCTCGGCCTCGACCTTGGACTTCGGCTTCCAGCCGGGGATGATGTCGGCGGACTCGGCGGTCCAGGGCGTCTCCTCGCCCTCGATGGCGTTGCGCGTGTCCTTCTTGCGCTGGAATGTCATGCCGGCCTTGACGCCCTCGGGCTTGCGACCGCCGATGGTCTTGATCTTGCCACCGTCCTCGACGTCGTCGTGCACGATGTCGGCCATGTTCTTGCCGGTGACGGCCTGCATGTACTGCGCGATCCGCGTCTGCTGGATCTCGTGCTCGCCGGGGATGAGCCGGTGCCAGGCCGTGAAGCCCTTGCACTCGCCGGACTCGACCTCCCACATCGTGTTGACGTAGGGGGTTCCGGGGTTCTTGGAGTTCTCGCCAGTCAGCTTGATGGCGGCCGTCTTCTGCACGACCGGGTAGATGACACCCGGCTTCGGCAGCGGTCCCTCATACGGGGTGAATCCGGAGTCCGTGGAGACGTTGTTGCCAACGCCAAACTTCATCTTGGGCATGTGCCAGGTTCTCCTGTTACTGAGAGGTGGTGCGACGGACAGCCGTCTTCTTGGCTGCGGTCTTGCGGACTGGTCGTGCGGCCGGTGTCTCGATGATCTCGCGGACCTGTGCGAGCGTCGGCTTGTCGATGTATCGAGGCAGCTTGTTGAACCGGTCCTTGCCACGGTACGGGCCCGTGTTACGGAAGTAGACACGGCGCACTTCGCGACCGTTGTCGTCCTCCGCCATGACTCCGTATCCGGCCACGTTCATGTGCCCGAGGACCTGCTGAGCGACTTCGCCCCTGCCGCCGTGCACGTACGGGAGGATGTAGGGCTCGCCCTCGGCGTCCTCCAGGTTGTACGGATGCGCGGTGTACAGGACGTTCATCGGCAGGTCGTTGAACTGCATGACGAACTTGATCGTCTGGATCTGCGCCTTCTGATGCACATCCATGGACGGAACGTCAGGATCGCGCTTCGCGGGCTGCGCTGCGTACGAGGCGTCTAGGGCGGAACGCTGGAGGATCCGCTGAGCCCCGCCGACAGTGTCGACGCACGCCCACTTGAACTCCTTGTGCCCCTCGTCCCGCAGCCAGCGATATGCCTCGTCCAGGTCCTTGAAGGTCTTGATAGGCCACTCTTCTGCAGAGCTGCCCATCGCGGCGGCAGACAAAGTGCCTTCCGGGTCGCAAGTGAGGAACAGCACGCCCTCGTCCGATCCTCCGAACACCGTCTTGCCCCAACCCGCGTCGGCCACGAGCGTCATGTGGATGAACGCTTTCTGCCCCCTCACGGACCTGATGGCTTTAGGCCGTGCCATCATCCTCCTCTTCCATGCTGTCGATGCGCTCGTCGATCTCGTCGAGCCGCGTTCGGATGAACTCGTGATCCTCAGCCGTGATCGCCTGAGCGCCGAGCGCCCGTCCGATCCTACGCCTCAGCCGGTCAACCTCGCCGGGGCCAGCGTCCTTGACGCTCCTCATGCTGCCTTCCTCATGTCTCGGTGGTCCCCGTACGGGTCCCGCTTCTTGTAGACCGCCTCCTTGTACTCCTCCACATCCGCACCTGCCTCGTCGAGCATGCACATCTTGTAGAACTCGCATCGCCAGGAGCAGTCCCTCTGGGGTCGCTTGTAGATCGGGAGCGTGCCGTTGCGCATGGCCTCCATGTGGATGGCCTCTGCCTGGATGCGACGCTCCATGTTCCGCCGGTTGCCTTCCGACTTCCAGTCGACCTCACGGACGAACAGAGGAGCCGGTTGGTTCTTGGAGACGGAACCGTTCTTGTTCAGGGCCTCGCCGTTCGAGTTCTTCTCTCGCTCGTCCGGCAGCCCCTTGCGCATGAAGTTGTACTGGATGCCTGCGATCTCCTCGCGTGGCCCGATCAGGCCTTGCTGGCGCAGCACTCGCGTGGCCACGTACCAGTAGGAACCGGCCTGATCGTCGAGCGGAAGGTGTGCTGTCGAGATGCCGGCAGCGGTCTTGTGCTCCATGAGGAAGATCTCGCCGGTGCCCGTGTCCCTGTACACCCCGTCGAATGTGCCGACGTACCGAACGATCGCCTTGAGCTTCCCGTTGGGCTGACGGCCAACTCGTGGGTCTGCGATGAGGAGTCGGAACGTCTGCTCCGTGGCGATGACGTCCCAGTGGTCGTCTTCGCCATAGTGCTCGACATACCCCTCCATCATCGCCTCGCCGAGTTCCTTGGCGTCGACGAACTTCGCTCCGTCCTCGTCATACTCGGTGGGGATGAAGCGTTGCTCGTCGGCGCAGAAGTCCTCCCAGGTGTCAGCCGGGTGCGGGCCACGCTCCTTGCCCTTGCGATACCACTCGGCCAACGCGATGTGAATCCCCTGACCGAACCAGAGAGGGTTCGAGTCCCGCTTGGCGGCCAGCCCCTCGTTGGTGCTCCACTGCCACTTGAGCGGACACTCCTTGAAGGTTCCTCGCTCAGACGTTCGTAGCATCTGTATGGGCATAGAGCTCCAGCTCCTCGTTGGCGTGCGCCGGACGGACGACGTGATGTGCACCCGTCAGGCTACCCCGGTTGATGTCGTGCCAGCCCATGCTCGGACCGGTGCTCCATCCGCCTCGAAGTTCGGGGTCGTGGTTCTTGGCCTTCTCAGCCGTCGTGAACACGCCACGAACTCGAGTTCCCGGTCTGTCGGGGTCCTGGATCAGCAGGAAGATCTGCATGTTGTGCTCCTGGGAAGTGCGAGAGGGACCTGCCTGTTGCGGCCGGTCCCTCTCGGATCGTGCTTGTGTTGCTCGCGGCCGATGGCCGAATCAGGCGAGGTCGTCCTCGTCGAAGTCGTCGTCGACCGGAGCGGCCTTCGCGGCGGTCTTCTTGGCGGCAGCGGTGGGACGGCGACGCCGACGGGACACCGGCTTGACCGGCTCCTCGGCCTCCTCCTCGTCCTCCTCGACGACAGGCTCCGGCTTGGCCTTGGCGGTCGCGGCACCCCGGCGACGACGGGCGACGGGCTTGGGCTTCTCCTCGGCCTCGTCCTCGTCGTCCTCCTCGACCGGCTCCGCCTTCTTGGCAGCGGCCTTCTTGGCCTTGTTGGCGGCCTCGTCCAGCTTCCGCTGCTCGCGAGCCTCGCGCTTCTCCTCGCGCTCCGCCTCCCGCTCCGCCGCCGTGGACTTGCGCTGGGCGAGCACCGCCTGGTTCTCGTCGGACTTCTGGAACTCGATGCGGAGGACGCAGGCGAGCTGGACGGTCTTGACGTCCGCCTCGTACCCGGTCTTGTCCTCGATCCACTCGGCGAACCGCTCGTGCAGGTCCGACGGGTCCTTCTCGACGACCTTCTCGAAACGGTCGGAAGCGGTGTCAGTCATAGGTCTCAACTCCATATCGGATTGCTTGGCACGAGCAACTATACCTCAAATCGCTCGTGGGCGAGTGCTTCAGTATTCCGTGTTGTTTTTCTCGTGAATGGAGCACTCATTGCGAATCGCCATTCGACGCTTCTCAGCCTCGCAGCACTCCTTGTAGCCAGCCTTGTATCCCCAGAACGATGCGATGCCGGGCATGAACAGGCACCAGATCCATACGAGGACTTCGCTCCATGTCATGATTGCTCCTGAAGAAGTCGCAACGCGAACTTCACACCCCGGCGTCCGTCCAGGACCTTCTTCTGGATCTCATCCTTGCTGACGTTGGAGTGTGCGATGCTTTCGTCTATGCTTCCTCGTGCATAGAGATAGTGGATGGTTACGCGGTGAATGCGAGACACGCGATGGATGCGGTCCTCGACCTGCTCCTGATCATCCGGGATGAATGTCTCGTCCAGGAAGAACAGCTCGTCGCAGTGCTGATCCAGGTCGATAGCGACGCCACCAGCCATCGTGTTGATGAGCATGATGCGTGGCCCACCGGCGGACTGAAAAGCGTTCTGCGCCTCCAGCCTTCGCTTGGGCGAGACGCTTCCGGTGATCTTCAGCGTCGGCACCTTCAGCTTCCGGAACTCGACCTCCATGGCGTCGATCACCTGGCTGAACTGCGAGGCGATGACGTACTTGGTGCCGTTGTCGTATCTGCTGCTGCCGACCACGCCACGGTCCTCCAGCAGTTCAAGCAGGAACTCCCACTTGCAGCTCTTGGACAGGACCGGGCCGTTCTCGCCCTGATACGCAGT